TCACTACCAACGCCAGTCCCTCCATTAAGTCCTCTAAGAGTGTCGTCCTTGTATGGTACTTGAAGTAATTTCGATGGCGATACGGACATCCTAAGTTTGTGCATTGTTGCCGATGTATTTTGCGGTGCATATTTGAATACAACATTCTTACTCCCTTCTTCAATCAGAGTATTTAATTTTGTTGGATAATCGTTAACTTCATAATCCTTCATAATAAACATTCTTACAGCACGTTCATTACCAGCGTAATATTGACTAACAGTCAATGTATTACCGTCGGTTTGATTACCTACGGAAGTGTTAACAACATGATTGTCAACAGCAATAAATGATATCGTAGCATAATTTACTCGATAATATTTATAAATGGAAGCATAATTATCATGAAACATTGGTTGATGACCAGTTTGAGTGTGATTTGGATCAAATAGAGAATTTGGTTTAAATACATATACAGCAGTACTTGCATTTCCTGGATTAAGTGTAAAATCCTCCACATAACGTAATGCCACATTTTTAGCCTGTGGAAATCCTCCTAATATTAATTTCTTTCGATATCTACGATTAGTTAAAGATAACATAGGACGTCGTCGTACTATTGCACGTCGTCTTCGGATAGTTGTCCTACGGTATGGTCGTCTTGCTCTTGCTCTTGCTCTTGTTCGTGTTACGCTATAGGCAGCCATTTGTGAAATGAGCGTAATGACGTAATTGCATGACGTAGTCCCTGTCACGAGCCCATGGGTAATACTAACCATGGGCTATGGCCGAGACATTTTATAATATGACATCCCGAGGATATTGCTTTACAACCAACAATCCATTAGAAGTGGATATAACAGATATAGAAAAATGTCAAGAACATGACAGTTTCAAATATCTTATCTACGGAGAAGAAGTAGGAGAAAATGGAACCGCTCATTATCAAGGATATATCCATTTCAATCAACCAGTCCGCTTTAGTGCGATCAAAAAACTACTACCCAGATCACACATTGAGAAACGGAGGGGAACTACCGCTGAAGCCATTACTTATTGTAAAAAAGACGGCATATATAGGGAATTCGGAAGTGAGCCGCAGTCATCTGGAGATTCTACCAGAAATAAATGGAAGCAGATTATACTTTGGGCAGAGGAAGGAGATATGGACAGCATTAAGGAAGCTAACCCAGCAGTATATCTACGATATATGCAAGCTTTGCGAGGATTACGAATACCCAAGCCAGTTATTCTCTCAGAATTGGACCATGAATGGTGGTATGGAAGAACCGGTACTGGTAAATCTAGAAGATTGTGGGCGGAGTACCCGGAGCACTATCAAAAGGAGTTAAATAAATGGTGGTGTGGTTATAACTATGAAAAAGTAGTGGCCATCGAAGAATGGTCGCCTAAAAACGAGTGTACTGGATCTATGCTTAAAATCTGGGCAGATAGATATCCATTTACAGCACAAGTTAAAGGCGGATCAATAAAGAAAATAAGACCAGACAAAATCATAATACTAAGTAACTACACCATTAAAGAATGTTTTCCAAATAGTCAAGATCATGAACCTTTATTAAGAAGATTTAAGTGTATAGAGTTTAAAAGTTTTATAGATAATTTAATAGAAGCTACAGTTTAAAATTAAGTGATTTTTTAATATACAACCCCTTAACCTTAACCTTAACCTTGTTCTATACCCCTATTGCGGTTAGGGTCTAAAGACCCTAACCCCTGCCGAGAAAAAAGATAAAAGAAAAACTAAACAATGATTAAACATATTTTATTAATTTTCAGATTGATTTAATATAAAGTCAAAATAAGTAACATTAAAAGTAATTATAGCTTGAAAGTTCATTGAGTCTGCGTTTGCTCCAGGCATTGAATCAACTCCACATAAAAAGTATACCAGCTTAGTAGGATCACTACCAACGCCAGTCCCTCCATTAAGTCCTCTAAGAGTGTCGTCCTTGTATGGTACTTGAAGTAATTTCGATGGCGATACGGACATCCTAAGTTTGTGCATTGTTGCCGATGTATTTT